TACACCTAAGCCGCTTCGCCGATACCCTGGAATTTTCTGTCCAGGATGCGGCGTACTTTAGAGTAACTTATAGTTGCAGCACAAGCGTGCAGCGACGCAACCTGCTTTGCAATCCTTTTGGCGCCTAGCCCGCGGTCTCTGAGCGCATATATTGTCTGAAGAACCTTTTGCTCCTCTGGAATCTCCTCCAAGCGAGTCCTGGTCTTATTGCCATGCTTTTCCTCAACCTTAGAGTATCCATAAGGCGCGCTGCCACCAATAAAGTAGCCACGAGAAGCCCAGTCAACCTTACCATCACCAAATCGGTCCTTGATCGTAGAATGCTCTATCTCAGCAACAGCAGAGAGGACCATTAACATAATTTGGTTCGCCATCTCGTTCATATCAAACTTAGACCGCAGTCCTTTGGCGCCTTCAGGCTTAGGATACACGATTGGCACCTCACCAAACTGCTCACAAAAGAATAAAGTAATGCCAATATCCTGCAGCACGGGGATGATAGACAGCAGATCTGCGCTAGATCTGGACAATCTGTCTAGCCTGGTGCAGACTATGATGTCATTTTTATCGATAACGTCGGTGAGCTCTCTGCTGCCTGGTCGATCAAGAATTGCCCTGGTGCCCGACACTCCATCGTCAACAAAGAAGCTTGAAACCTCACGATTGTACTTTTCTTTGACAAATTCAGAGATCTGCTGCTGCTGAACCTCCAGGGAAACGCCAGATCTAACCTGCTCCTTGGTTGAAACCCGCACATACCCATAAATGTTGTTAATCTGCTTTAATGGCTGAATCATGCTAATTTTCTCTCCCTACACTTAAATCCATAGTCAGTAACTTCAGAAAACAGACGCTGCCAGTCAATATTTAATGGCTTTCGGTCCTTAGATCGGTCTGCAAATAGGACCTGGCCATTCTTAACCAGCTCCACTGCAGCGTAATTCTTTGGCACGCCGTCATACACTATCTCGATATCGTGCGCCAGGCAAATCCGGCGCACTCTATTAGCAAAAACTTTCTTAACCCTGGCTTCTTCAGATACTGGCATTAACGTGCTCTCCCTTTAAGAAGGGCGTGAATCAACTTAGCTTCTTTACCTTTAATGCGAGGATCCTTCTTGATCTCCTTATCCACGGCCTGCTTATTGTACTTATCCATCACTCTTTCTCCTTAAATCCGTTTTCCAGCAAAATATCTCGAACAAGCTCACGGTCCCTGCTGTCACCCTCAAAAGGAAACCCAGGATTGCCAGTCACTCGCAAAAAAGTTGCCTTGGCTATTGCGCCCTTATCAGCCCCAAAGTCGTAAATCCCACCAGGACCATAAAAGCTATAAACATAATCAACAAACTCGTCTATCTGCTTGACCACATCTTCAAAATTCTCAACATTTGCATTAATCATTACGCATTCTCCTCAATAGCCACAGCCGCCGCCAACAATAAAATCAGCCCAAACGGCCCTTCCTAAAACGCCATCCGCACACTCCTCAGCAATGGCAACCATATAAAGCCCCAACTCTTCCTCACCATGAGTGGCCAAATTGACCAGCTCTCTCTGGGTCATACCTGTTTCCCCCGCCCCCTGGTGAAAAGCACCTGGCAGCATGATCGCTACCCTGGGCGGAACATCAAACTTTTTCGCAAAAGCGTATACTTCATTAGTCATCAACTCATTCCACTCTTTCATCACTTCCTCCTTAATCAGTACATTACCACTATAAGGTATACCGTGTCGTTGTGCAAGCGTTAATACAATTAAATTTATTTGAATAAATAGTTGCACAACGACACGATAGTATGTATTATATCTATGTAGGGTAATTAATTAAGGAGTAAGTTATGAGCTATATCGAACAGTGTCCACGTTGTTGCGACCCCAGTGGCCACATTTACTACTACGCCCACGTTGCAAACGGCGTTTGCTTTAAGTGCAACGGCTCTGGCGTTGTAAGTCTCAAGACAAGTCCTGAAGCGCGGGCTGCTGCCAAGGCTCGAAATGCAGCCAAGGCTGAGCTCAAGCGAGCCAAGTGGGCAGCAGAAGCTGCTGTCAAAGAGGCTGCTAGGCTTGAGCGTCAAGCACAGTGGGAAGCTGAGAAAGCTGCAAAGCATGCAGCGGCTGCAGCAATTGAGCCAGGTAAGCAAGAAATCATCGGCACCGTTGTTGGCACTAAGGAGGTTGAGGGCTTTGGATATGGCGAATGGGTCACTAAAATGATTGTTGAGAGCGAGATGGGTTGGAAAGTGTACGGCACTATGCCTGCCAGCTTGCATGGTGAAGAGCCCATCAAGGGTTGCAAGGTGAGCTTTAACGCCACGGTGGAAGTTAGTAAGGATGATGAGAAGTTCGGATTTTTCAAGAGACCAACTAAGGCCAAAAGGCTAGGAGAAACAGCATGATGTATCGAATTGAGGAAGGTAAGGTTGTGTTTTACGAGGGCAGAGATGAAATGGCTGCAGTTGAGCCTACCTGCGGTCGAGGTCATCACCCCGTCGAGTTTGGATTCAAAGAGGTGAGCGAGATCTTTAACTACCAGGACGCTGAGTTAATTAAGGCTGCCAAAGAGAAAGCTGGAGGCACTTATCAGATCATTGAGAAGCGAGAGCGAAGAGAGCTTATTGCCTTCAACAATGACCAGGGTACTTACAGCGAGCCAAAGCCAACATATATTGTTTACAAGATGCCCGAAGTTGGCGCGCAAATCAGCTACGGCTTTAACGGTGACTGGTATCCTTGCGGTGAGATAGCTAAGATCAGCAAGACTTTCAAGAAAATCACCAGCAGCACTGGCGAGACATTCTATCGTCGCGCTTGCGGGACTGCCTGGGCTCTTCCTGGAGGGACCTGGAGCATGACTAAGGGACACCATGATTGCAGAAACCCACATTTCTAGGAGTGGCGGCATGAATGATATAACATTGTTATTGATAGTGTGCATAGTGGGCTCTACCTGGGCCCAGTTACTGGGAGAGCGATATGGAAATAATTATCGGGACGGGATTCATGGTAGCCCTTGTGATACTTTTACACGGGGCCTGGCTCATAGTTCAAGACAAGCAGAGAGCATGGGAAAGTAACAATAAAAATAAAGAGGGAAAAGATGAGCAAGATAATTATTGAGCTAGACAAAGAGGATGCCGAAATTGTCCTCGCCAACCAGGCAGAGATTGTTGAGCTGCTGCGGCAAATCCTAAAGGAGTTGCGCGGTGGATAAATACTTTCGCACGCTGGACCAGGCAGCGTTGTTTCATTTCCAACCTGGCATGAGCGAGGCACAGAAAACAAAAGTCCTCAAGCGAGCCCTGAATAAAGAGCACCACGCGGGCCCAGAAGCTAAACATATTATTAAAATTTGGAGAGAGCAAGACGATGAGCAAAGGTAGCTGGCGGCGGCCCACCAATCAGGTGGCATTTTATGAGAGCTTTGATCGTATCTTCCGGAAGGAAAGCGACCCTAGCTTCTGTGACGCGCACGACAGGCGCCTGGTTGCGGATAAAGACGGCAAGATGACTTGCACACACTGTGAACAAGCTAAAATGGAGCTAAGCAATGGAAAATCGTGATCGGTATGAGCTGGAGGAGTTTCTCCAGGCAAACAATGGCAGCGGGTACGTTGTGACCAGGAGCTGCGGCGAAGGCAGCTACGAATCAATTATCGCCAGGCGAGCAAAAGTATTAGCCAGGCAAAAGAAGCCTCACAGTATCTATCATATAGACGCGGACGGGCAGCGCAGCAGGGTTGCGTAAAGCTGGGATGCATGTACATAAACTTGCATAACGACACGTTAATTGTTATAATGAATTGTATTGGGAAAGGAGGTGTGAGATGTTTGCTGGGTTTCAAAGGGCGTTAGAGGTTGCCGCTGCCGAGTATGAGGGCTTGTTCGATAAGAACGGTTTGCCCATCATGTTCCACGCAATGACCGTTGCCAGGCCCATGATGGAAGAGTATGGAGAGACGCATGCGATTGTTGGATTGTTGCACGATGCTTATGAAAACCCCTGGAACGTCGAGGCGGATTTTGTTGGCTGCGGTGAGATCTTCGGTCCAGAGGTTGAGGCTGCGGTTAGAGCTGTTACCAAGGCGGAGGGCGAGAATTACTTGGAAGAGTACATCCCAAGATGCTTTGCTAATCCGATAGCCAAATTGGTTAAGGTCACTGACTTGCAAAACAACTACAATGGGTTGCACAATATACCCAGCCCCGACGACAGAGCTAGATTGACCGCTAAGTACGGGACCGCATTAGAGATGGCAGGAGCATAAGATGG